AAGGCTGACCGCGTTCCTGTATCGGCAGAAGGATAATTCGGCTGACTTGGACCGACCGCTTATTACAGGTGACGGCGTGACCATTATGCCGACCAACCTTCCGGCGGATGTGACCAGGCTGCTGGATAGATATAAGAGGCGGATAGTATGAGCGCAAGCGCGATTTTAGGCGTTTATTCGTCACTGGCGGCTTTGTCGGTAAGCATGACAGATGGTGTTACGCCTTATGCCTACGATCTGGACGAGCTGCCGGAATCCATCACAACCGCGCAATTGCCTTGCCGACTTCTGCTTCCGGTTGCGACCATGCCGGGTGAAGGGCGTGAAGGGCAGCACATTGCGATTGGAACTGCCATGTCAATCATCTGGCAGATAACCGACCTGATGCTTTGGCAGCCTTCCGAGCAGGGCTTGGGCTTGCGTGAGTTTGCACCGAAGTTGGTCGAATATTCAGGCAAGTATCTGGACGGAATGCGGGCGTGGGGCAAATGCCCGACATCCAACACGACATTGCAGAGCGTGTCTATTACGCCGGGAGAATATGAGTGGCCGCGCGGATCAGGGCGTTTCTATTCCGGCGTTCTGTGTCAATTACAAGTATTGGAGGTAGTCAGTGGCTGATTGTTACATTTATCAGGGAAGTGGCTACTTCGTGGGACTGCCAGCGCGCGATATGGACGCGGATGAGTGGAAACAGTTCCCGAAGGAGCTGACGAAAGCCGCGCTCAAAGCGGGCATTTACAAGTTAGAAAAACACAAAGAAGAGGTAGAAAATGCTTAATGCACATAATGTATTACAACTCGGCTGGCAGAGTGCTTTCGGCACGGCAAACGGAACGGCAACCCGCAAGCTGCAGAACGTGTCCAGCTTCAAGCTGCGGCCGGAACTCGAAACCCGCGCGCTTGATCAATTACGGGGCACAATGGCTCCGACACACCAGACCACGCTGGATCGCTATTTGTCGAGCGCAACCGCTGAAACGAGCGATACCGACTTTGAAGAATTGAACTACTGGCTGGAAATGCTTTTCGGCACGGACGCAACTCCGACCGGTGGTGATCCGTATGTTCGGGATTATGCCGCGCCGCTTACAACCGCCCCTGCGCCACACTTTGCAACCTTGCAATTCGGGCAGACAAACGAAGTCTGGCAGATGCAGGATGCAAGCGTCACGAGCCTGACATTGAGCGGCGCTGCCAACTCCGGCGTGAGTGTGGGAGCGTCATTGATGGGCGGCAAAGTGGTTGCTGGCACGCTGGCTACATTGCCTGACTTGACCACCGGCACGCGCATGACCGGCTGTATGGCTTCGGTTGCGATTGAAACTTGGGGTGGTAACACTTTCGCTCCGCTGGCATCCAGCGCGTTCAGTTGGGAATTGAGCGTCAATGCTAACCGGGAGTATCACAACTTCCTGGGTGAATGCACCCCAAGCGCATCCTACGATAACAAGTGGAGCGGGCAGTTGAAACTCAGCCTGGAATTGAACGACTCAACCGATGACCATCTAATCGCCATGCTTGCGACTGCCAGCGCTATTCTGGAAAAGCAAGTCAAGATCAAATACACAGTTGGTTCTGCCGGGACTTTGCGTGAGATGGTGTTGACCTTTGCAGGCCACACAATGCAAGCGCCTGAGCTATTCCAGGATAAGAACGGTTTGATGACCTACGATCTGGTGTTGGACGGCGTTTACAACCCGACCCTGACTAACTGGCTGACTATTCAGACCACATCTAAGTTGCAGACTGTCTAAGGGCTAACATGGAATTCGAGCACAAAAAGTTTGGCAAGTGCGTGATAAAAGACCTCACGCAAAAGATGCTGGAGGACTTTCACCGCGATATGAAAGAAGATCTGAACGCGCCCCTGTCTGTGTGGCGTGGGGATAGCGTAAGAAGTGCGGCAAAGCACGGCATCATGACCGAACCGAAGTGGGGAGTGGAAGACGTGGATAACGCCAAGCCGGCGCACATTGTCTGGCTGGCGGATTGTGTGGCGAAGGTCATTGCGGAGGCAATGAACATTGACCCTTTATCCTGATTGCCGCTGCGGATTATGCGGACGGAAAGCGACCGGACATGCCCGCCTTGTTGGAGCTTGCGTTGAACTGCGAGACCTATCGCTCACTGCCTTACAGCGGGGGAGTAATGGAACAACCGGCGGGCTTGCTGCGGAAAATGCGGCAGGTCAATAATGTCTATGATGCTTTCAAGATTTACAAGCGTGACGGCAATAAGCCCGGCGAAACGGCAAAGTGGAAGCGCGAGCATGAAGACATTTGGGAAATCGTGGACCAGGTTGAGAAATTGAGGGCGAAGTATGGCTAACCTAAGAGTCATCATTAACGGCGTAAATAATGCCAGCAAAGATATATTAAAGGTCAAAAACGACATCCAGGGCGTTGGCGATGCTGGCACAAAAGCTAAAAGCGGTTTAGACGGTTTCTTTGGGAAAATAAGCGCTGGACTTGGAACTGCCGCATTAGCCGCTGGAGCTATTGCCAGTGTTGGTTTAGCAATAAAGGAAGTTTACAACACCGCAAAAGAGGGCGCAGAACTGGAGTACGCGCGCACGCGGTTTGATAACCTTGCTTCGTCTATCGGCACGGTTTCTGACGCTCTTTTGGGCGACATGCGGGATGCTACAAAAGGCATGATGAGCGACGCTGAACTGGTTGCCGGTGCTGCCGACTTCATGGCGTTGGGGCTTGCCAAGTCGCATGACGAGGTTGTGCGGCTTACCACCGTTGCCGGCGCGCTTGGCATGAATATGAATCAATTGGTGCTGACTTTGACCAACCAGACTACCATGCGTTTTGACGCTTTGGGCGTGAGTGTGGATGGATTCAAAGAAAAAGTGAAGGCGCTGGAAGCATCTGGAATGAGCGCGCAGGAGGCCTTTTCTGAAGCATTTTTGCAGCAGGCTGAAGAGCAGATTGAGAAGGTTGGCGCGAAGGCTGAAACCAGTGCCGGGCAAGTTCAAATTATGGAATCGGCGTTCAAGAACTTAGGCGATGCAATCAAACTGACTATGGCCGACGCTATGGACGGCTTGGCTCCGGCTCTGACTACGCTCGCCGATCACATGACCGAGAATGTTCAGGTGGGGCAGCAGTGGGAGTCTGTAATAGGCCAACTGAAAGAAGCCAAAGATAAAGACCTAATTTCTGGCAGAGAATATAACGCTATGCTGCGTGACATCGGCGTTCACAGTGGGATGGGCGCTATCACTGCGGAGCAGTTAGCCATCGCTCAGGCGAAGGTAAACCAGATTTATGGATACGCATATGAGAGAACAACCAATTACACCTACGCAATCGTAGAGGGCAGAGCGCAGTTGGTGCTTATGGCGGGGCAAGCTGAAGAACTAACTGTTGCTGAACAGGCAGCTGCAGACGCGGCAATGGCGGCGGCATTAGCGCAAGCGGCAATGGCAGCCGAGCTTGAGAATATTACCTCACTTGGAGGCAACTATAAAGGCATTATAGACCTGGCTTATAAGTACACCGACATTCTGGATGAAATAGCCGCGAATGAAGAAACAATCCGGGAATTGCAGGCGGATGGAGCGGAAGACCACGCCGAAGAAATTGACGGGCTGATCGCCAAAAATGAAGAGCTGAAAGGCTCAATGACCGAGCTTGCTAACCGGGTTACGCTTGACATGTTCCAGGCAACCATCGCAATTGGTGGGGTTACAGAAGCGGAGCTTGCCGCTTATATGCAGATGGCGATTGACATGGGGCTTATGTCTGAAAAAGGCGCTCAGGCGGCAATGGATGCTTATGGGAACGCCATCAAAACCATTAACGAATATGAGATTGACGAAAAGACTGGCAATGTGAGCATTGATGCAGTTGCGGCTTTTGTGACGTTAGACCTGCTGCAAGCATACGCTTTGAAGGACAAAGAGGCAAAAGCCATATTCAAGGTGCAGTGGGAATATGGTCAGCCTGGCGCTTGGCAGGATGAACACGACATTGGTGGATATCCTGCTAACGGACAAGCCATTCACGCCGCGACCGGCGTTGCCGCAAGCCTCCCGCATTATTGGGTTGGCGAGCTTGGGCCGGAGCCGTTCTTCCCCGCGCAGAACGGGCGAATTGTCAGCAACACGCAAGCGCTGGCGGCACTGAGGGGCGGGGCGGGCGTGAATGGGGCGGAGATTGCGGATGCC